GCAGAAGAATAGCCGGCAACGAGAAACATCTTATCTTTGTGTTCTTCAATGCAAATACAAAAAGCCAATGTATTTAAAACGTTCTTTGCTCCTCTTTTACCACCTTCTGCCACATTGAACCAAGATTTAAAGCAGCGATTTAAATACTCAACTTGACGGTTGCACAAAGGCGCTAAGTTATTCATCAGGTTCACCTTCCAAATCATCTATGTTTCTATCTTCAACAGGCTTTCGAATAAGTTCTGCAAGAGTTTCCATGTTTTTAAAGATTTCTTCGCTTGAATTACTACTTCCTTTTGACTTTAATTTAAGTAAATCAATTTCTGCTTTTTGTTTTTCTGTTGCTAAATCCATGTGATCCGCAACCCATTGCAAAGCTTTCATCCGATCTGCAAGTTTTACCCTAACCCCATCTTTACCCTGTGAAACCTCTGATATTAAAGTTCCATCTACTTCTGAACTTTCATTAATATCAACATATGAAACATTTGCTGTGTGTTCATTACCTGCTTTGTCAGCATATTCTATTTCCTTTTGACCGAATGTTGTGTAGTCAGACATATCAGCATATGCAATGTCAACATACTTTTGAAATATATCCTCTTGTGTTAATAGTGCTTTCGAGTATCGTTGTTCTTTCAACCTTGTTATTTCTGCTCTCACATTAACGTTTCTTAACATGTTGCTACCCAGTGTCATAGCTGATAAGTAAGCCACTCCATATGCCTTCTGATAGCTTTTAGTAGCATTGAATGAATTGCTGTAGTACAAACAAAAAAGTTGCTGTTTATCTGTTAGTTCAGTATTGTTAATGACTTGGTTTATTTCTTCTGGAATTTGAGTTTTACTTTCTGAAACGTTGCGTTTCGTTTCACTTTTCTTTTGAAACGTTTCACTTTTATTTGAATCCCAGTCATATCTATTTTTCCATGTACGAATTGTTGCAGCTGATAACCCTAGTTGACTTGCAATCTCAACTAGTTTCATTCCGCTCTTATACAGTTCATATGCTTTATCTATGTTTGGACTTCTTGCCATTTATCAAATTATCCTTTCTTATGCTCCGAACATAAGTCCGAATGATTTATTTATCTGCTTTTCTACTTCTTTTAAATTGATTTGTATTTTTGTACCATCAGGACATATACTTCTTAAACTGTTATCTTGAATCAGAGGTTGCAGTAATGGCATTGAAGCTGTGCTAGCAATGTTTTCTTCTGCGTACGCTTCTAATTGCATTTCTTTATTCTGACATGTTTTTGAATATCTACATTCTCTACAGCTCTGTGCTTTTCTTGTTACGCTTCCCATTTTCATTCCCCTTTACAATTGTTTATCTCTTTGTATTTTATCATTATGTAAACCATTTATCAAGTTATGTAAACCAATAATATTTTTAAACTTTTTTCGATATAGTTGTTGACATTGCGCACATTGTGCGTTATTATGAGTATATCAAATAATACGAATCAAATTTCAAAAGGAGAAAAACCATGAAAGTAAAAGTATATGATGAAAATGAAAAAGAGGTTGCTGTAGTAAATGCAAAAGAAGTATCCGGTAGATTAGAAATAAGTGATAGGACTGTAAACAAAATATTAAAAAGCACTATTTATGGTTTAGATGGGCTGCACACAACCACAGAAATTTGGAATTCAGATAAAGATGTTCCAGCGTTTCAGACAATTTAGGAGTTTATTATGGATTTAAAAGAGACACGATTAAAGTACGGACTTTCACGCCCAGAGCTTGCCAGATTATTTCAACAAAATGGTTACAATGTTCCAATTCGTAGTATAGAAAGTTGGGAAAGTGCTTCTGTTTCTGCCAGAAAGTGTCCTGATTACGTAGACAAACTTCTAAGCGGGAAATTAGAAGAATTAATGCAAAAAAAAGAGAGCAAACCTTAGTACTTATTGGTCGTTCTCTTTTTTATTTAATATATTTTCTCTTATGTATTCTTCGGATTTTTTTCTTGCAGCTTTAGCTTCTTCTATCGTATCGAATCTTCCTAAGAATTTATTTTTCCCATTATAGTATATTTGTGCTTTCCATTTTTTCTTTTCTTTGCTCCAGCTTACACCCTTCACTCCAGATTTATTGTTTTTATTCGGTTTGTCGCTATTTAGCGATATTACATTTATGCCATTAATAACTTTATTCTTGTTAAATATTTCAATATTTTCCTTGCCCCTTTCCTTCATCATGTCATGTTTTATGCATCCGCAACTACTTCCTCCGTCATGTAAAAGGTTTGCTGTCGATTTGTATACTATATTCCCACATCTTAAGCATTTGCATTTCCAAACTATATATCCACGTTCTTTTTTATTTGTTTCCTCTAATGCTTGCAAATATCCATAAATTTTTCCTTTTAAGTTTAATTTGTAGGACATGTATTTACCTCATTATTGTTTTATTATATAATTTTACTCAAACAGTTTGCAAATGTAAAGGAGAAAAATGAGCACAAAACAAATTCTAACCGAAAGCATAGATAAACTAGATCAGACGATATTGCACCCACGTTACAAAGAATTATGCCGAGACTACGTATCTGGAATGACCTTGGAAGAACTCTGCTCTAAATACAATATAAAACGGAGTAGGGTGCATTATATGCTACGCTACTCCGCTATGGCTTTATCTGATATACTACAGTAGCTTATCTGCCTCTATTTCTTTCTCTAACAATTCAATAGCTTGCTTTATATAATAGTTATTTCCAAATTCTTTTGAGTATTTACGAAACCTTGTTTTAACAAAATATAAAATATATAAAGCCAAGATAATACTAGCTAATATTTTTCCAAAATCAATATTGATAATCGATAAAAGCAATGCTGATTCTGAAAAAAGTACGCTTAAAAACGCTACTGAAAAATTAACCATGGTTCCTGGATCAAAATCTGTTACACAAGCCTTCCATTCCAGTAATGCAAATCTCTTATCTTCTTTTGATTCAATGTCTTTCATCTCTTTCTTTATTTCGTAATAAGAAATTTTTACCCAGTTTTCATTTTGCTTTTTGTTCAATTCTCCGTTTAAGGTTGAGACTTTTTTTTGAATTTCTCTTACAGTTTCTTTCCCTTGTTTTTTTAAAAAAATCTTTTTCATTGTTCTCATGCTCCCAATTTATTTTTTATACCTAGTATAAACTTCATATATTAAAAAAATCAAGAAAAAAGCACCACTTTTCAGCAGTGCTTTACAACCTTTTCTCCGTCTTCCAAGCTCATTTCCCCAGTAGCCAAATTCCTTACGACTGGTCGTTTGGAACTCTCTATAATTTCGTGTGGTACATCATTTAATTCAAACCTGGCACCTGGCGGTAATTCTTTGATTTTAATATTATTCACTCCTTTTTTACTAGGAATATTATTCATTTATTCCCATTTTTAGGAATAAAATCGAAAATACTCATTTGTTTACTTCCGTTTTTCTCTAAATCACACCCATATTTCGCGAAGTAATCTTCTCTCGTAGTCCAGAATGTCAGCCCGTTTAGGGAAGCACTGCAGCCATACGCAAATGCTCCACAGGCTTTGTGCAGTTCATTTTTCTTGAAATGTGGGCAGTTTGCGCAGCTCATTATTTCGCCTTTCTCAATCAAACATACTAATTTGCACTGCAGGAAAATCCTCCCAGGGAACACCTATATAATCTAAAACCTTCCCCCACCCATATAACTCTCCTGTGTCTGGATCAGTGCAGCACTTATACATGTAAAATTCCCATTCTTTTTGATTTCTTTCTCTTAGTCTGTCAAACCGATGTGGTCTTCCTTCAAGATGTATACCGAATCCACACATACTGCATCCTGTTCTTTGAGCTCCTGTTGTATTCAGATTCCCTTTTTCATCTTCTACAATTTCTCCATATATTTTAGGGATAATCGAGTCTATTGGTTCATAAGGAATTACCTTTCCTTTTTCATTCCTACTGTATGGTTGCTCATAATATAAATGTTCAAATACATCAATATGCTCGTGATACCATTTATCTGCTTCTTGTGCCAATCTCAAAATATCATTTCTTAGGTATGGAGCAAATGGTGCCGAGCGCATAACAGTTTTTCCATAATAATTACAGCCATGATCTATTAATGCTTCTTCCCTTTGTCCGCCTTCGGATGCCATCATTCCCAAGAAAGGATAACTTTCATGTTGCTTTGCCCAATCATCACAAGGTTTTTCTTTTAACCAGTAGCAACAATCGTTAGATACTTTAAAATCTGGTTTCTGATATTGAACATTCTCATTTTCATTCTCGTACCCACCAAATAGCTTAAGCCATTTCTGCGGAAGCTTCATCCTGCTGTTTTTTTGAAAATGACCAAGTTCTCCACATTCGCCTGTAATTATTGCATGCCTTACAGTTCCATTTTTATCTGTTGGGTGCTGTAAAAGTTGTATCTTCCCAGCTATCCTTTTAGATATAACAGGAAATCCTACATCATTTAGCACTTCTACTTTTGTCTTATAAGATTTTAGTATTTCAATGCCTAGTGCTTTATGCACTTTCTGATTGCTTTTATCTTCTAAGCTTGATACTGATATTCCCGGTACATTAACCCCTATCATTTTCAAGAAGATGTAAAGTGTTATACTATCAAGCCCTCCAACTGACACATGAGTGTTTAATCCCCTTTCGTCCATTTGTTCGAGGAACTCATATACTCTAAGCTCTGAACGTTTTATTTTTACTTCATAAGGCAATTTTTGCATAGCAGTCATTCTTGCCCTAGCTTCTCTTTTTTCTTTTTTCCATTCTTCTAAAGAATCATCCATTTAATTCATTTTAGGAGTAAACGCGCGTTTTATGCTGGCCAGCAACTCGCAACTCCTTTCTTTTTAGTTAGTACCATAAAACTATTTATTTTCTACTTCGGCTTAAGTTATAATCTTTCCATTGGCTAATAAGCTAATATAATTTTTCATAACTCTAGCCTGTTGGGGAAACCTAGCAGGCTCTCCCCAAGTGCTTAGGCGCTTTTTTTATTGCTTCAAAGGTTGTGGTAATGGTTGCCATGCGATAACTAAAAATCCATAATCACCAAAATTACACCATTTTCCATCACACGTGCAATCATCACACACAAATATTTCATCTGTATTTATATCTTTTGCAGTAATCAGCACTAAATCAGAAACCATATGATGTTCTGTATTTTCAGCTTCATCTGGAAACCTCTCACTGCACGAAATCCAACTATTTTCTTCCTGCAAGTCATACATAGCAACTTTCATATTTTCTATGGCTTTTTCCAGCCTTGCGACTTCCTCGCACTTTTCTTGATACAAACGAGACATTTTTCGCACCTGGTCGGGCGTTATTTCAAGTTCTTCATATTCAAAAAGCGCCTTCATAATTTGCGAAATTGATGTTCTGTTTATTGTTCCAAGTGAACTTGGTTTAAACTTATACACATCGTTTTTCTGCTTTTTTATCTGCTCTCTATATCCGTTCTGCTTACTTGCTCTGCTTTTGCTCATTTCATTCCCCCAATAATGTCCATAATATTTATCTGGTCATCCCTATAGTTCAACATCTGCTCTTTTGATTTTCGGTAAAACTCTTTTGAAATCTCAAATCCATAGGCGTTTCTTCGCATTTCTATACACGCTCTTAGAGTAGTTCCACTTCCTGCGCAAGGATCTATTACAACATCACCTTCATCAGTGAAAATCTCAATTAATCTTTTTAAAACATTGACTGGCTTTTGAGCCGGATGAATTTTAGGATATTCCTTAACGCTGTCTCTTCTCCATTCAAACCAGTTAAATACCATGTGACCAGAGTTATTAAACTTTGGAAGCTTATCTCTGTACAAGACCAGCGCATATTCTGTGGCACCACATATTCTCATGTTTGCTTTTAAAACCTGCGGACTGTAGTTCTTGCAAAATATTAATGGTATGCTGTGCTTAAATCCATACTTATCAGCAAATTTCTTTACTGTCTCAATCTGTTCAAAGGCACAAAATACAATCATACATGGGGCGTCTGAACTTTTACCCCTTCCATTGCTTTTCTTTGGTTCTGGCTTTAATAAGCGGTTACAAAAGTGGAAATATTCTGCTATGTTGAAATTAAAATCCGTATTAAATGCTGCTTTACCTGCAAGCTTACTTTCTCCATTCTTGTTATCTCCGTCTTTGTACCACATCGGGTTACTGCCGTAAAAATTATTTCCTACGTTGTAAGGGATATCTGCAATGACTAACTGAGCCTTTGGAATCCCATATCGTTTATAATTTTGGAAATTGTCATTGTATAATTCTGTTTTCATTACTTTCCCCCTAACAGTTGCTTTTCTAAATTCTCGTAGTCATAAGACCTTTGCGGAAAATTATTGAATTTATTAGGCTTTGCCTGAGCCTTTGGTTTTTCCTTTTTCTCCCAGGTTCTTACGCAAGCTTTCCAGTCTTTCATTTTCGTTTTGCCTATGAGCCAACCTTTAGCAGAATAAAAATCAATAAAGGTTTCTGCGTCAATGCTATTTTTACGTTCAGTGCAATAAGCTTTTACATCTTCAATAGTGGGCGGAACAAATCGTGTAGATTTTTCCCCCTCTTTATTATTAACCTTACCTAACCTATCCTTACCTAACCTAACCTGTGTATCCATTTGTGTGTCAGAGT